TTATAGTTGATTTAGTATGTAGTTCAATTATGTAGTGAATTATGGGCATAAATGTCTCCAAGTATCACCACGTATGATAGAATAAATTTGAGTCTTACTCATTCCATACTTATATTGAAGATTTTTAATTGACTCTTTAGAGTTTTTTATTTCCATAACTTGTTGCTCTGATAATTTTGCTTTTCCATTCATTTCACCAGAAGCATATACTTGCCTATTTTTCTTTATCATATCCAATCTATTATCTAATTTTGTTCCTTGGAATAAATGATCAGGATTTATACAATTTGGATTATCACAATGATGACAAATTATTAATCCTGGCTTTATTGATCCTTTATATTTCTCATAATAAATATGAGAAATAACTGTTTTTTCTCCATTAATTACAATGCAGGGATAACCTATACATCTGTGATGACTTGTACAAATCCAGCATCCGTTTTCAGCCTCTTTCCAAGTTAAAGGTCTTGGTTTAAGACCACTTTTACCTTTAATTCCACCCATATATAACCTCCAGAGTTAATGTTCTCCAGATTATTTTAAAGAGGAAGGAAGCTGGAGACTTCTTTTTCGGGCTCGAGACCCTATCCCCTACTTATAATTTACATTAATTTTCTCACAACACTAAGGCAAACTTTATCCGAGCTTTGTAGTCATTTACTGATACAAGACCCATATCCTCAAATTCTACTATTCTAACATTATAGGGGTAACTTGTGGATAACCTTCCAAATGGATAGTTCACTCCATAAATATAAGGTAAACTGAACGAATTTCCTCTTAAATAACGTATGTAGGCACGTAATTGCATCATTTCATGAGTAAAAAATCTATAGGATCCTTCAAATACTCCTGCATCTGCCTGATGATCAGGATTTGAATAAACTCCATCATAACTCTCAAAATGATTGTTGGTATATTCCGAATCCCCTGTGTAACCAATATCCAAAAACCTGAATTCCGGAAGAGAACCATTTCCACCTATGAACGTAGGACTTATAGCCGACAATTTCATTGATAATCCAAATCCCCTTAAGGATCCCTGATTCCTAAGTTCCACTGACATCACGTTTGCATATATTCCAGACGTATAATTAACATCTTCTCCAAATATGTGCTCAGTAGAATTTATCGATGACAGCAGTACTTGTGATGGAACAGATGAATTCCTATTGGATTCAAAAAGGTTTATAACTGAATTAATAAAGGTTTCTGTACCGTGAAAGTTTATGGTACAATCATACTTATCATTAAAAACTCCCTGATCAATGGTAGTATAATTACCATTTGATAGTTGGATGAACTTCCACCCGGGAGTAGTCTCAGGAGCCCACCCTCGAAGGATTTTTATAGATACTGGCGATTGACCCGTCCAAGATATGTTCATAAATTTAAAAAAGGGGATTGTCGAGACCTTGGTAAATGGGGAGACAATAGATCCATTTACGGTCAGTCACGAAATCCCCTCCTAGTTATAAAGTTTTACTCCGCTTAATTTACCACGAGCACTCAATTCCCGTACTGCTTGCTTTACACCCTTATTTGCCGAATCCTGCTGTTGTTGGTTCATCTTACGCATAGTCTTCTTATTCATTGATCCCATAACTGTCATAGATGGGTTTAAATGGATATGCAAAGAATTGTCATTACTCTGTGGTCCGTTAATATTTGGGGAGGATAAAGGGGTCACTTGGACCCTCTCCCGACCGCCGGCATTATCTCCAACCATGATGGACTGAGGACCAGATGTTATAAAATCACCACCCGTGGCAAACTTTTGCTGAGATATCTTTGATAACTGAGCACCCGTACTTGCAATGATTGCTGCCTCCTGTATCCAATTCAATGGGAAGGGAGCATTTAAGGCTTTAATAGCAGCCCCAGCAGCATTTACCAAGGCATCACCATATGCAATGTCTCTACGGGTCTCCGCATCAGCCTTAGAGGCCTCAGCAACCTGAGATAGGGCTCCTACAACCATGCTCGCTGTCTCTAAGTACAGCTCCGATTTATATTGGAACTCAGCTTGAGCAATTCGTTTCCTTTCATCTGAGTAAGCTTCTTCCAATTGAACCGTACTGAGCCCAAATTTCTGTAGTTCAGACTTTTCCTTATTATGTTCCTCTTTAAGTAATTTCAACTGACCTACATAAGTTTTAGATAGGGATTTTTTACGGAAATTTTCAGCTTTTTCCTCCGCGTGTTCTTTCTCCTGCAGTAACTTTTCCTGGGCTTTCTTTTCAGTTTCACGTCTTTTTTTTGTTCTCTCATCAACTATCTTTTGACCTTCATCCGACTCCTTCTTATCCAGAGCCAATCTCTCCTGATAATAATACCGCTGTATTTGATCAATAATCTTACCATTGGCTCCAAGTTGCTTTGCCTCTATCATAGAGGACTTCTCTTTTATATCAATTTTTTGTCGTTCAGTAGCATCCACCTCAGCTATTGATTCTTCGGAGAACTTCTTTGCAAAACTTAACAACTTACTATTTGCCTCTTTTTGCTTCTTAATGTCCTCTTCCGATTTTGCACCAAGCTTTGACTTTTCCGGGGACTCTGCCCCAAATAATTTGTCACCTTTTTTTATGTCCTCCTGCAACATTTTAAGTTCAGCTTTGGCTTCCCCAATAGTATGAGTAAGCATTTGTCCAGAAGTAGTCATTGTAGCAAAAGAGGATTTACCCGTCTTCTCAGCCAATGCCAGAGCAATCTTAAGACCCATGTAATCCTGTTGCAATTCAATGATATGCTTTTTTTCTGATTCAACAGCCTTTTCATGACCACCGCCCAGGAACTCCTGTAGAACAGGATTCAGGTCATCCCTAAGAAATTTTGCCAATCCACTTACTACAGGATTTAGCATACCTCCAATAGTCTCCGCCATCTTCCTAAATTGATTTTTAACCTGCTCAAGAGGTCCTGATCCAACTTCTCCCAAAGTCTCAGCCATCCCCTTTGCATCACCTTGTCCAGCATTGATTAAGTCATTAAAAATCTTCTGTTGAGACCCAGTCTTGTCTATTTCCAGCCCATATGGTCTCAAACCCTTGGTGGTACCGTATTCAATAGCCTTGGAAAAGGCGTAAGCGGTTTCAGTTAGATCCTTACCACTCTTGGCTGCATAATCCTCAATAACAGGTAAAAGTTTCTTTATTTCGGACGAATTGAGCTTATGCATTGCCAACGTATTGGTAGCAGCCAGCAAGGAGTCCTTGGAATTACGGGTAAGTTTGGATTGAGACTCGGCAAATTTATTTAAACCCTCCGCCCCTTCCCCAAAAGTACTCTTAAGTCTCTCCATTGCCACAACTTGATCATCATAAGCCTTAATGGACTCTACAACAACGTCCTTTAAAAGATCAAAAGCCTTCTCAGCAGCCCTTATTACGGCCTCTCCGGAAATCATACCCTTCATAACCTCTTTCCACTGGGAAACGGCTGCTTCTCCGCCTTCAGACGTATACTTAACTTTTACAGGTATGATTTTTTCATTCATATTTACTGACCTTTTCTCTCAAGGAAAATCCCTAAATAATATTTATATAATTTTAGGGCATCATTGAACTTATAGCTTTGCTGATCAAAGTCAGGTGGTGTCGATAAACCATCCTGATATGACTGCATTTTATCATAAAACTCGTTCACAGCTTTCGATACAAACTTTATTGGACAATTATACCACTCTTCGTCCGTCTCCAATAACTCTAACGGCGTCTGTGTTGGACGATCACAGCCTCTAACTTCTTTTTTATAGTTATGGAAGTTGGGATCATTTTTTTGCTCATTTGTTAAACCTTCCTCACAGACACTACAGCTATACCCTATGATACCCGACTTCAACGCCGCTACTATTTTAGCCCAAGTGCCTCAATGGTGGATAATCCACTGATCTTCATCACATTTTTTAACAGTGAGGCTGAGTAAAATTCAGGCAACTGTTCAAATAAATTTTTGTCACAACCCCCTGCTGGATCCGACCGGTAACTTATCTCTTCCTTGGTCCCTGCGTCAAATAGATTGACCCAACCCATCAAGCATACTCTAACAAGGTTTTTAAGAGTGGCCTCATTTTGAGAACTCTTAAATTGCTGAGCTTCCGCCTGGGTGAAAGACCGAATTGTAAAAACAGGGATATAATCTTTCCCAATGGTGAGTTGATCTTTGGGAATTAAATCAGTCAGGGATATCTCTACTGTACAGTTAGTAGAGAAGGGTATGTATCCCTCAAGGGCTTTACGGGTAGCCTCATCTAAAATACGTTTATCCATCTTGTCTCCTTTAATAAGTTAAATCACATTATTTACCAGGTCTCCTTACCCAATATTTTATACTATCCAAATCATTACCCATCCTCTCCAAGGACTTTACTCGGGTGACAATATCAGTTATAGACTTTGACTGGTCTTCAATTGTGGTCTCCTGCTTGGTCTCATGAGACGCATATGCATAGGATCCTCCGGCAATAACGGCTACGGAAGAAATGATGATACCAATTCCCCATACCCAAGATATATAAACCCTATCACAATGTTCCTGCTGTTCCTCATCACAATCAACGCGTTTCCTATGCATATTTCGATCCTCTCATAGATGTTTAGTTTAAAATCTTATCGGGATCTTATGCTATTTTATCTATTATCTTGTACCTATAAGAATGCTGTACATTGCCTGATCAGGCATTGCCGTTTCCACCGATCCACTACCCAAATTGTTCCTCAAACACCTGTAAATCCTATCCGTACTTGATCCACCTTCCCGGGACCCTAGAGATGGAGACATCAACTGGGCATTAGGAACTTCAATTGTTAAGTGTGGAGCAGTAGGAGCGGATGCAATGGTTAGCTTACCAGTAACCTCATTAGTAACTACATAATCAATATCATCATCGGTTTTACGGATGAAATAAGGATCTGTTGTAAGCTTTGGATCACGATCAGTTGTAACATAATAAGCATATCCAGTAGTGGAACTTTGATCTATGAAAGGAGTTACCACCCCGCCAAAATCCAGCGTGAACTTACTTATCTCTAGCTCCCGGGTGGTATTAGATCCACCACTACGCGCCGGAAACGTTGCCGTGTTGTTTTCCAGTGTCTCCGGTATGGTTGTATCAGGAGATGTCAGAGCTCTAGTCTGGCTCACAGACAATTCCGTGGTACCTACGTAGGCACCGTTGTACTTGGCCGTAAGCATATAAGGGTCTCCAACTTTACTCGCCGTAATATTGGATCCATTACCACCATGACAGCCCACGTAACGATAAACTGTAGCCACGGGAGACCCCCCATTTTCGGGATTTTGGACCCAAATTGTAGCTGTTACTTCATTGCTCCAAGTATGGGGCAAGTACTCAATACCGGTAGCGGTATTACGTGGCCAATGACCCATAGTCCGGAGTAGTTTGTCCCACGCCGGAGTAGTAGTTCCGTCTCCAGCCCAACCCAATTTTTTTGAGAAAGTAACTTCGGCCGACCTGGCTCCAGCAATGCTCAAATCACGTCCTTCATCCCCCGAAGCAAACCTTGAGGCCTCATCATCCATATCTATTTTAGGGGCATCAGATAGCGTTTTAAAGCGGTTGTTGAAATCGGAAGACTGAGGACAAACTTCTTTACCAGGAGTAAGGATTTTAGCTCCCCTTGCCGTGGTGTAGGACCCTTTGAGACCACCCGACCATCCAGCGGTAGTATCCCCTAGAATTGTCAGGACTCCCGTATAATCATACCCTACTCCGTCGGAATTACCCGGAGCGGAAGAGGACAAGATTGAAACGCATTGAAACCGCTCCATATTGGGTAGACCATTGGCTCCAGTTCCCCAGGTACTATCATAAATGGTATAGGCTGTATTTGCCAAGAACGGTGCCGGCACCATATATTTACCCTGTACTTGTACCGTGGTATCCCCAATATTGGCTGTAGTGGTTACGGTAGCTTGCTCAATAGCATGTACGCCACTCTTGTAGACAAAGTTATTATTCCTTGAGCTCATAAGTTTTCTCCTTAGGTTTTTTATTAATGTTATACTTTTTGAATTCTTCCATATGTTCCTGTCGGGTTTCTACTTCTTCAGGATAATGATCTCCAGCTTTATACCGGATACCATTTATAATGATAGATTCCCTCGGTTTTACAATAGGCATTTTATCCTCCCGCATATTTTGTATTATCCTGTCGATCCTGACTATATGTAGCTGACCATTTAGTTATTAATCCAGTAGGTACAAACGTCTCTACCGCCTTATACTCATGCTCATACCCAACATAGAGGAAAGAATCCATAGTACCCATTACTGACCTATTAACTGTTTTACCAAACAATCTTTTTAAGTCATCAAGACATTGTGCAAATACTTCCTCAATATCAAATACAGGGTTTTTACTTGAAAAATTTATCTTACCTGCCACATTTATCCTGTAATTAACCCTATTGGTGTAATCCCCAGACCCCAATCCTGACAGGATATCCAAGTTCTCTTCCGACGGACGGTAAACTAAAGCTCTTGGAAATAAATCAATAGCCATATTCAGATTATTTGATAAGGGCCAATCAAAGTTATAACCATTGGATACAGTCATAGTCTTCATAAGGGTTATTATAGCCGTCTTCTGAGATGTTAAAATAGACGGATTCATTAAAAACCAGCCTTTTTTATCGCCTTTTCCACATACTTATCAGCCAAATCAAGAACTTTATCAACACTATTACCTAAGCCGTGATCCAAGTAAGGATAAGCCGTGATTCCCGCTACCATATGTCCCTTACTAAAATGTCTACCACCATCTACCCAGGACAATGCCCCAGCTTTTGTAGGGGCAACAAAGTGACTCTTGGTACCCTCATGGAGATAAACCGCATGTGGGGCTTCCGAATCATCTACCCCTATAGTTATGGTATCCTGACTATGACCGGTGACTTTAATTGCTTTTTCGACGGAACCTGTTTGACTATGAAAGTGGGACAAAAAAGATTTCTTTGCTTCCTCTACTATAATTTCCCCGGACTCATTGAGGAAGTCATAGACATCAACATCCAACATCTTATTCATCATTGAATCTATTTCACTCAATCCCTTAACTGTAACACTTAGAGACATTTTATGCCCTTATAAGAGAAACCATAGGTGATGCCGATTGAGATGCAATAAGACTTAAATTTGTATACATAAACATTTCCTGCGTGATATTATTACGGAGACGTGAGCACTCATCCCTATACCAATCTCTAGACTTAGCTATCTCATTGTCCTGAGATCCTTGAGTTACATTTGCACGATTGGCCGTGTCCCTAAAACACTGGAAACAAAAACAGGCCTTGGCATATTCCCATATGTTGCAATGTAGAGGCATTGATATAGATGTAAGAGGGACATCAAGCTGTAGGGCAAGGGAAAGTAGTTTACCATCAACCTCATCCATCCAAGTTGGTACCCGGGGATCATTGGCCTCAATAAAATCTTGGGCAATAGCATCAGTAATATCATTGGGATTCAAAAAACTTGATCCGGTAGAATCAGTTGTAGTAGTTAATGGTAGAAAACGTCCCTGGGACATGTTGCCTCCTATTTAAGGAAGGTAGGGGGCTTCCTAGCTTCAAGCCCCCCTACCTACATTCAATTACCCCATAATAACAGTGTTGTATTCGCTTTGTATTCCAGCGAATCCAAACGCGTTCTGGACAAACCAGCTCCACTGACCCCACTGTTGGGATTCGACGAAGTTATAGGAGTATCCGAACACGTCCTGTATCACGGTGGACTGTGCAACATACCCACCGGTATCAAAACCGATAGGGGGACGAACAAGACCAACAACCGAACTCTTTTCAAGAAGGAAGCTCGGGGTATAAGTAGCACCGATGGTGATGGCAGCGCTTGATGCAGCTTTCAACAGCCCGGGATTCCCAATATAAAACGTACCCGAAGCACCCTTGACACCTGCAAGAGTGGCAGTACCGGTACCGGATCCTGCAGCGGACGCAATAAAAGTCACGCCAACCGTATTGGCGGAAGCGCCGATAGCGGTGAAATCAGTAGTACCAACCGATTCAATCGTGTAAGGAGTGTACGCAACAAAGCTCCCCGCAGCAACGGACGTCGGGAAACTTGTGTCCGTATTGGGACCTGCAGTGATCATGTATTTGTTGGTATCGCCGGCAAATGTAACTACATCTCCAAAGACGTAATAGTCATTGGCTCCACCACCAGTAAACGTAATCGCAGTAGTACCCTTTGTAAGAGCGGCACCAGTTACAGGAGATCCAGAGTTAGTACCTGCAGTATGAGACTGTAAAAATACGTCTTCCACCAATTTGGTGGCACCAAACTGACTACGTACAACTGCCGTCCTACGCTCCTGGTCGGATCCTGCCTGATGTGCCTGCTCAATAACGTTGAGGTTAAGGATATTGGCGTAGGCATCGGTGGACGTGACAAAGTTTACGTCCACGTAAGGAGTACCATTGTCACGGAGTACTTTACGGGCCTTAACAAGAGGGCTAAGGTCTTTGGCAAACGGTGTGGTACCAGCAGTACCAACAGCACGAGTGGCCGATATACCGATGGCAACATCAGCTGCAGCAGCCATCTCATTACGGAGAAGACGCTGGGAGTTTCCGATAAACTGCCTGAGTATATCATTTTTTACTCCGGTATTTTCCATTTGGCGAATATCTTCACCCGTGAGCACACGGCTTTTCTGACGAAACTGGGTAAACTTAACTTTGGCGTTGGTTACGGATACAGAAGCACCCTGAGGGGGTACTGCACCCGGCTGGACATCTTCGAGGCTTCCAATAGGATCGATAGCAACGAGGACAACTTCATTTTTTGACGCTTTTTTATCGTCAAACTTCATATTAATACATTCCAGGGAACCAACAGGCTCCTGGGCAATATTAATGTTCTTGTCGACGTTAAGTTGTGCCACCTGAATTGCGGTGAGAGTATTTGGACTGTAAGACATAATGATTTCCTTTGTTTTGTTTGTTTAACATTTAACACTCCAAGAGCGAAACTTGAAAATCATTATGATTTTCGAATGATACCTTGCCCTTTATTCAAGGACTATGAAACTATGAAACTATTTATCCGGCGCTTGATTACTTACAATCGCCTCTATTTGCCGTCTGAGACTGTCGGGGTCATGCTCTATCACTCCCCCGTTATTTACAAATTCAGTTTTTTCCTTTTTACTTAATTTCTGGAATTCATCATGATAAATCTTTGTTGATTCCGTTGATACTTCCCTCTTTTGTGACCCCTCTTTTGCCTGGGAACCAACCGAACCACTGCCCGAACTTTGCTTAATAGATATACGCT